AAGAATAGACGAGAGAGCAGACAAATCGTATGCTACTCAAGTTTACTACTGTATGAGCATCGGTGCTACTAGAATGGAACAAGCAAAAGTTCTTGGTATAGTATGTCAAGAAGCATAATAGGAGAAATATAATGGCTACAGTTTATTCAATACAGAAAACTAAGTGGGACCAAAATGTTCCTTCACAAAAAATAGATACTACTGAACTAGCGGGTAGAGTAAGAGTTGCTCATGCAGAATATGAAGCAGCTTCTCTAGCATCTGGTGATGTTATCCAAATGTTTAATTTACCAAATGGTGCAAGAATCATTTCTGGTAGATTAGCACATGATGGATTAGGTGGTTCTGCTACTTTATCAGTAGGTTATGCTGCACACACAAATGCAGCAGGTACTGCTGTAAGTGCTGCCGCTGCTGCGTATAGAGCTGCTGCTACTGCTGTAAATGCAGGTGCTGCAAATGCTGCAAATACTATTGCATTAGGCGAAAACTCTATTGTAGATGCTAACAAGGATGGACTTCCTGTTACAGCTACTTTGGGTGGAAGTGCAGGTACTGGTACTATTCAATTAACTATGATGTACGTTGTAGATTAATAAAATAAAATTTTAGGCGGTGGAAGCGAGAGTGGAAACCGCCTAGAGTGCTAACAGTAAAAACATAACAGGAGAAACATGAGCTTATATAGAAATATAAACAAAAGAAAAAAAGCAGGAACTTCAAGACCAAAATCTAAAAGTACAATTACAAAGAAAGCCTACGCAAATATGAAAGCTGGTTTTCCAAAAAAGAAAAAATCATAATCAATGGCATCAGTAGTAGACATATGTAATGGAGCATTAAATCAACTAGGTGCTACCACTATACTTTCATTAACAGAAGATTCTAAAAATGCTAGACTTTGTAATGCAAGATATACTCAAGTAAGAGATGGAATCTTTAGATCACATCCTTGGAACTGTTTACAAAAAAGAACATCATTGGCAAAAGACGCAACAGCTCCAGCATGGGGTTTTACTGCTCAATTTACATTACCTGCGGATTGTTTAAGATTACTTTATATCATTGACTATGATTCAAACTATAAAGTAGAAGGAAGAAAAATCTTAAGCAATACCTCTACAATGAAAATTTTATACATTTCAAGAGTTGAAGACCCTAATCAATACGATGAATTGTTAAGAGAAACTTTATCAGCTGCTTTAGCTGCTGATATTGCTTATGGTATTACATCATCTAATCCAGTATCAGAAAAGATGAATACATTGTTTCAAGATAAATTAAGAGATGCTAGATTTGTAGATGCAACTGAAGGTCAAAACAATGCACCCGATCTTGGAATGACAGATGCTATAGATGCTAGTACTTTTATTAACGCAAGGTTTTAATAAATGGCAAGAGTTGCAGTACAGCTTACTAACTTTACAGGTGGCGAACTTTCACCACGACTAGATGGTCGTAATGATTTAACTAAATATTCTTCTGGTTGCACAAAATTAGAAAATTTTATTATCTATCCACATGGTGCAGCAGCAAGAAGGTCTGGTACAAACTTTGCAGCTGAAGTTGCTAATAGTGCAAACAAAACAAGATTAATCCCTTTTGAATTTTCTACAACTCAAACTTATATGCTTGAGTTTTCTAATCTTAAAATAAGAGTTTACAAAGATAGCAGTACAGTATTTGAAGCTAACAAAACAATAACAGCAATTACAAAAGCTAACCCAGCTGTGGTAACAGCAACTGGTCATGGTTATAGCAATGGCGATGAAGTTAAAATTAGAAATGTTGTAGGTATGACAGAAGTAAATGAAAAAAGATTTTTAGTTGCAAACAAAACAACAAATACATTTGAACTTACAAATAAAGATGGAACTAATATTAACAGTACAAATTTTACAACTTATACATCTGGCGGCATTGTAAACAAAGTTTTTGAAATTACAACAACTTATACAACAGATGAATTGTTTGATATTAAATTTGTGCAATCAGCTGATGTAATGTATTTATGTCATCCTGCACATCCACCAGCTAAATTATCAAGAACAGGTGATATTAGTTGGACATTAGAAGATGTTGTTTTTACTAAAGGACCATTTCAAGATGCAAATATTACAACAACAACTTTAACACCTTCTACACATACAACAGGAACAGGAAGAACTTTAACTGCATCTGCGGTAACAGGAATTAATAATGGATTAGGATTTTTATCTACAGATATAGGTAGACAATTTTATATGAACTCTGGTTATGGAGTTATTACAGGTGTGAATAGTACAACAGAAGCAGTTATTACTATTGATACTGCAATGGCGAATAGTAATGCTATTACTGCTTGGCAATTAGGATCATTTTCTAACACAACAGGATTTCCAGCTTGTGTTACTTTCTTTGAACAAAGATTAGTATTTGCAGGAACAACTAACCAACCCCAAACAGTATTCTTTTCTAAATCTGGAGATTATGAAAACATGGATGCAAACATTGGTGGCAATGTAGCAGATAGCGATGCTATTATTTATACGATTGCATCTAATCAAGTTAATGCTATTAGATTTATGACAGCAACTAGAACTTTAATTATTGGTACAGCAGGTGGTGAATTTTCTGTATCAGGTGGTGGTTCAGATAGTGCTATTACACCTACAAATATATTAATTAAAAAACAATCTAATCATGGTTCATCTAATTTAGATGCTATATCAGTTGGTAACGTAACTTTATTTTTACAACGTGCTAAAAGAAAAGTAAGAGAACTTGCTTACAACTTTGATGTAGATGGTTATATCGCACCAGACATGACTATTCTTTCAGAACATATTACAGAAGGTGGACTATCACAATTAGCTTACCAACAAGAACCTAACCAAATTATATGGGGAGTTCGTGGAGATGGTGAACTTATAGGTTTAACATATCAAAGAGAGCAAGAAGTAACAGCTTGGCACAGACATATATTTGGCGGCATTTCTGGTATACCTACAATTACAGTTACAGATTATGCAAACATCATAACAGGTACAAGAATTGTAATTACAAAATCAGATGGTACAGAAATTACTTTTACTTCTACAACGGGTACGGCTTCTGCTCAACAATTTAAAACAGAAACGAATAACGACACAACAGCGACTAATTTAAAAAATGCTATTAATACTGCCAACACAAATAGCTTAACAGGAGTTACAGCTACAGTTAGTTCTAATGTTATTACATTGGTAGAGACAGCTCCTACAGGATTAAGTTATTTAAGTATGAAAAGTTTTGACACAACAAGATTAACAACTGTTAGTCAAACTAAAGCTGAATGTGAAAGTGTTGCAGTAATTCCTACAGACAACGATGAATACCAAACATGGATTATTGTTAAAAGAACTATAAATAATATCACAAGAAGATATGTAGAATTTTTAAATACATTTAAATTTACAGCAAGTGATAACACAACATTTAATTTTTTAGATAGTGCAGCTTCTTATAGTGGTATAGCTGTTAGTACTATATCTGGATTAGATTACTTAGAAGGTCAAACAGTACACATTTTATCTAATGGCTCAACACACCCTACTAAAATTGTAAGCAATGGTTCTATTACTTTAGACAAACCATCTACAGATGTAAAAGTAGGATTAGGTTATCCATCTATATTACAAACAATGAGACTTGATGCTGGTTCACAAAACGGAACATCACAAGCTAAAACAAAAAGAATATACGAAATTACATTAAGACTATTTGAATCTATTGGAGTAGAAGTTGGTGGTAATCTAGGAGATATGGAAAGAGTACCATTTAGAAAATCATCTGATCCTATGGATCAAGGACTACCCACATTTAATGGCGATAAAACTGTAGAGTTTAGAGGTAACTATGATACCGATGGTTTTATTTTTGTTAGACAAACGCAACCTTTACCTTTAACTGTTTTATCTTTATACCCGGACTTACAAACAAATGACTAAAAAATTATTACAAATAGTGCCTTATATCGCAACCCATGGTAAGATTATTCTTGCTAATCAAATGAATCATGTACTGATGGATAAAGACGCACAATTTGATGGAGATGCTAAAGAGTTACAACAAAATGGTTTAGCTTATACTTGTATCATTAATGATGAACCTATTGCATCTGCGGGAATGAAAATAGTTTGGGATGGTGTAGCAGAAGGATGGG